ATGGGAGCAAGTAATCAGGGCTTCTCTGTCAGACAAAAAAGGCAGAGCCATGTTCATTGGTACGCCAAAAGGCAGAAACTGGTTCTATGACCTATACAAGTTAGGGCAGTCTGAAGATGATGCTGATTGGAAGTCTTGGCACTTCACTACCAAAGACAATCCCCTGATTGACCCAACTGAGATTGAGTCAGCCAAGAAAACCTTGTCTACCTTTGCTTTCAAGCAAGAATACATGGCTAGTTTCACCAATGCTGGCAGTAATGTGTTTAAGGAAGAATGGATTAAGTACGGGGAAGAACCTCAGTATGGCAGTTACTACTTAGCCATTGACTTGGCAGGATTTGAGGAAGTTGCCAAGCAAGCGGCTAATTCTAAGAAAAGGCTAGACCAGACGGCTATTGCTGTGGTTAAGGTAACGGATGATGGCAAATGGTTTGTCAAAGAGATTGTCTATGGGCGTTGGGACATCCGTGAGACTGCGGCAACCATCCTAATGAAGATGCGAGATTACCGACCTTTGGCTGTTGGAATAGAGCGAGGTGCGTTAAAAAACGCAGTTTTGCCGTATCTTTCTGACCTTATGCGTAAAAATAATGTATATTCGCATATAGTTGACTTAACGCATGGCAACAGGAAAAAGGCTGACAGAATTATCTGGAGTCTCCAAGGTCGATTTGAGCATGGGCGTATTGTGCTGAACTCTGAGGAGGATTGGGATGAATTTAAAGATCAACTTCTACTTTTCCCAGCCATTGGAGTGCATGATGACTTGCCAGATGCTTTGTCATATATTGACCAGTTAGCCGTGACTTCTTACTTTGAGGATGACCAAGAAGATGAGTGGGAGCCAGTTGACATAATTAGTGGGGTTTAAATGGCAACAGACAAAGAAGTGAAGATCGAAAACGAAGGTGGTTACGATGAGCCTACACAGGCTGACAAAGACTTAACTGCCTTTGTTGTTGACCATTGTGATCGTTGGCGTGATTACAGAAATACCAACTTCCTTCCCTATTGGCTAGAGTACGAGCGCATCTTCCGTGGTGAATGGGCAGTAGAAGACAAAACCCGTGAATCTGAGCGTAGCCGTATTGTTACCCCCGCCACCCAACAAGCAGTTGAGACTCGCCATGCTGAGATCATGGAAGCAATCTTTGGTCAAGGCGACTTCTTTGATATTGAAGACGATATTCAAGATGTCAACGGCAACCCCATTGATGTGGAGATGATTAAGGCTCAACTCACAGAAGACTTTAAGAAAGACAAGATCAGGAAAGCAATCGATCAGATTGAACTGATGGCTGAAATCTACGGAACAGGCATAGGTGAAGTTGTAGTAATGACTGAGACAATATATGTCCCGTCTACTCAGCCGATACCAGGCCAAGCAGGGCAAGCGGCTATTGGCGTGATGGAGAAAGAACGCATTGCGGTCAAGATTTCTCCTGTAAATCCAAAGAACTTCTTGTTTGACCCCAATGGTGTTTCTGTAAATGACTGTATGGGTGTGGCGATAGAGAAGTATGTCTCTATCCACAAGATTGTCCAAGGCATTGAGGCTGGCATCTATCGCAAAGTCAACATCACCACTACTGGAGATGACTCTGACCTAGAGCCTACCCAAGAGGTAAGCCAATACCAAGATGAGAAGGTCTTGTTGTTGACCTACTATGGCTTAGTGCCACGGGAATACTTAGAGAATCTAGAGGAAAACAAAGACATTGTTGACCTTTTCCCAGATAACTCTGAGGCAGAGGAATATTCTGACTTGGTAGAAGCCATTGTTGTCATTGCCAATGATGGACAACTCCTAAAGGCTGAAGCCAATCCCTACATGATGAAGGATCGTCCCGTCTTGACCTATCAAGATGACACAGTTCCTAATCGTTTGTTGGGCAGAGGCACAGTAGAAAAAGCGTTCAATATGCAAAAGGCTATTGACGCACAGACTCGCTCACACCTTGACTCCCTTGCGCTGACTACTAGCCCCATGATTGCAATGGACGCTACCCGTTTGCCAAGAGGAATGAAGTTTGAGGTAAAGCCTGGCAAGGCAATCCTTACCAATGGCGCACCTTCTGAGATTCTTTACCCCTTCAAGTTCGGTCAAACTGACCCCAACAACTTGGCTACGGCTAAAGACTTTGAGCGTATGTTGTTACAAGCAACGGGAACGCTTGATTCTCAGGGCATGGTTAGCAATGTGGCTAGAGATGGTGGTCAAGGCGGTATGTCTATGGCTGTCGCTTCTATTATCAAGAAATACAAGCGCACTTTGGTGAACTTCCAAGAAGATTTCTTGATCCCGTTCATCCAAAAGGCGGCTTTCCGCTATATGCAGTTTGACCCAGAGCGTTATCCCTCTGTCGATATGAACTTCATACCTACGGCAACGCTTGGAATTATTGCTAGAGAGTACGAGCAACAGCAGTTTATTGGGCTTTTGCAGACGCTTGGCCCGAATACTCCTGTCTTGCCTGTCATTTTGAAGGGCATTTTGGCTAATTCAAGTCTATCTAACAGGATGGAATTGATTGCGATGTTGGAGAAGATGGCTCAACCTGATCCAGAAGCACAACAACTGCAACAAGTACAACAACAATTGGCACTCCAAGCGGCACAGGCTAATATTGCGGTGCAAACCACTCAGGCAGAACAGAATCGGGCAGAGGCAACCAAGTTGTCTGTCGAGGCTCAGTTGATGCCACAAGAAGTTCAAGCCAAGATGAGTGCATCTTTGACTAAGAATCTACCTAATCAGGATGAAGCGGCAAGTCGTGAGTTTGATAAGAGGGTTAAGATTGCTGAGTTGATGCTTAAAGAGGCAGACATCAAGAACAAGTCTAAAATTGTTGAACTACAAATGGCAAACAAACAAGAAAACATTGCCAAAGTAGAAAATGACTTCTTAGAGCAATTGGCAGGGAATCTCAAATGAGTGACATCATCCCAAACTTAGAAAACATGACTGACGCTGAGAAAAAGGCGGCTCTCGATGCTATTCAAGTTTCTATTGCCAAATCAAAAGAGGTTCAAAAGCAACGCATTGGTGAAAATGTAGGCTTAGTAGTTGATGCTCTGAAAAAAATTGAGTCTGACATCCGTTCTCGCTTTGATGAAGTGGGTAACACCATTGAAAAACGAGTTGCCACCATCAAAGATGGACGAGATGGCATAAACGGCAAGGATGGACGCAATGGCAAAGATGGACGTGATGGAAAACAGGGCGTTCAAGGAGTTAAAGGCCAAGATGGTATCAATGGGCGTGATGGAGTGGACGGGATTGATGGTATTAGTGTCACCTCTGCTCGTATTGATTTTGATGGTAGCCTTGTCATTAGCCTTTCTAGTGGTATTGAACTCAATGTTGGTGAAGTTGTTGCTCCTGACCTTGCGGAATCCATCAAAGTTATTACTAATGGTGGTGGCACTTCTCAGTTTGTACTTGATACTCTAACTAGCCTACAAACACAGATCAATAACCTGACTGGTGGACTAGATTATCAGGGAACTTGGAACGCCTCAACTAACACACCCACATTGGCAAGTGGCGTAGGTGTAAATGGTTACTACTACATCACGGCAACGGCTGGCTCTACTAATCTTGATGGCATAACTGATTGGCAGATTGGAGATTGGGCAATATTTAATGGCACAGTCTGGCAAAAGATTGACCAAAGCAACTTGGTTACTAGCGTAGCAGGACGAACAGGTGCTATTACTTTAACAACCGCAGATATAAGTGGTTTAGGCACGATTGCTACACAAGCCGCTAACAATGTCTCAATTACTGGTGGTTCAATCACAGGCATTACAGACTTGGCGGTTGCGGATGGTGGCACAGGCGCATCAAACGCATCAGGCGCAAGAACAAACCTTGGGTTGGTAATAGGTACAGATGTATTAGCCCCAACTGGTTCAGCCGCATCCCTCACTTCTTTCCCAACATTTAATCAAAACACTACGGGAAGTGCCGCATCTTTGTCAGCAACCTTGGCTATTGCGTCAGGCGGCACAGGACAGACTACGGCTAACACGGCCTTTAATGCTTTAGCCCCTAGTCAGACTAGTAACTCAGGCAAGTACTTGACCACAGATGGAACTAACTCATCTTGGGCAAGCGTTGTTGCTGGTGCAAGCATTAGTAACGACACAACTACATCGACTAACTTATTTCCCTTGTTTGCGGCGGCTACTTCTGGTACTCCAACAACAATCTATACGGGTAACACTAAGTATTTGTATAAGCCAAGTACGGGCGAATTGACTGCGCCAGCACCTATTGCTGGTAATGGTATTTTTGTAAATAGCCAAACAGTATCTGTAAGTTATACGATAGCAAGTGGCACTTCTGGTATGTCATCAGGGCCAGTTTCTGTTGCATCAGGTCAATCAGTAACAATTGCCAGCGGTAGTCGCTGGGTTGTTGTTTAAGGAATACAAATGGCATCAGTCGTAATCAATGGCGATACATCAGGGTCAGTAACCCTGTCTGCACCAGCGGTAGCGGGAACAACTACGCTTACGCTACCAGCAACAAGCGGAACAATACTGCAATCAGGTACTGCTGTAACAGAGGCACAAGGCGGTACAGGCACTACTACTGGTTACTATGGCTTTAAGAACCGCATCATTAATGGAAGTTTTGTTTTAGACCAGAGAAATGCGGGGGCTAGTATTACTCCAGCAAATGTGGCATACACTTTAGATAGATGGGCGGTATATCAAACTACTGCGTCTAAATTTACGGTACAACAAAATGCTGGTGCTGTTACACCTCCAGCAGGATTTACTAAATATTTAGGTTGCACTTCTTCTTCTGCTTATTCAGTAACTTCAGGAGATATTTTTGGTATTTATCAGTTGATTGAAGGTAATAATGTTTTAGATTTAGCGTGGGGAACTGCCAACGCAAAAACAGTTACCTTGTCATTTTTGGTGTACAGTTCATTAACAGGAACTTTTGGTGGCGTTTTAACTAATAATAGTCAAACTAGAAGTTACCCATTTACTTATTCAATACCAGTAGCAAATACTTGGACAACAATCTCAATAACCATTGCAGGTGATACAACTGGTACTTGGGAAACTGGCACAAGCATAGGCATAAATGTTATTTTGTCTATTGGTTCAGGTTCAACAAGAAACGGGACAGCGGGGGCATGGTCAGGCTCTGCTTATTACTCAGCAACAGGTACTACATCTGTAGTCGGCACAAATGGCGCAACCTTTTACATCACAGGCGTTCAACTAGAAAAAGGCTCAACAGCAACGAGTTTTGATTACAGACCTTATGGTACTGAGTATGATCTTTGTAGGCGCTATTTTGAGCAATGGAATTTTAGTAATACGGGTAGTGCAACAGTAAATCAATACATTGGATTAGGTCAAGGATATAGTTCAACTGATGGAAGAACAGTTTTAAATTATTACCCAAAAAGAGCGCAACCATCTTGTGCAGTTAATGGTGGTGGGCTTAGGTTTAGCACATCTGGTGGTGGTGCAACAGGAACATCTGGATGGGCTTTTGACCAACCAGGACCAATAGCAGTTTTACTATATAACTCTAGTTTAACTGGGATAACACAAGGCTATTCTTACCATGTAGTTGGAACAGCAGCAGGAAACATAACATTTAATGCGGAGTTATAAATGTATAAAAAATTTATTGACCCAAATGGAACTGTATCTGAAAACATGATTATTCGTTTATCAGATAAAACATTTATCCCATTTGACCCACAAAATTCAGACTACCAAGCCTATTTAAAGTGGGTGGCTGAAGGTAACACGCCAGAGCCTGCGGACGAAGGAACACAATAATGACCACAACCATTAACGCATCAACTACAGCAGGGTTAGTACAGACTGCTGACACTAGCGGAGCGTTGGCTCTACAAACGGCTAATACTACTGCGCTAACAATAAACTCAACACAAGCAATAGGCGTAGGAAGTACACCTAGTTTTGGCACAAATGGTCAAGTATTGACTTCTGGTGGTTCTACTGCATCTCCTACATGGACAACAGTAAGTGGTGCTAGTTTGACTACCCCATCGTTTACATCAACTATTGGCGTTGGAAGTGCAACTGCTTCAGCAAGCGGTGCTGGTGTTACTTTTCCAGCAACCCAATCAGATTCTTCTAATGCTAATACACTTGATGATTACGAAGAAGGTACATGGACACCCAATGTAAATACCTTAGTTAATCTTACGGGGACTCCAACTTACACAAGTGCAAAATATCAAAAAATTGGCAATAGATGTTATTTTAGTGCTTGCATTAATGGTTTAAGTGTAACAACTTCAAATATTAGAACCGACTTTTATATTGACTATCCATTTACTGCGGTAGGTGCTTTTGCTATTTTAGGATTTGCATATTCTAATAATTCAAGTCCTTTTGGATGTTTGGCAGTAAATACCACAACAAACACACAAGTAGTATTTATTCAAGGAATTACACCTCCAACTGGCGCTCAAACATTTCAAGTTGGTGGCTCTATTTATACAGCATAAGGAATAATCATGGCTAAATCACTAATCATTGACCAAATTGAAGTTACTAGTAATGGAACTGTTCAAGTGCGTTTTCACAAATTTTCTAGCGATGGAGATTTGCTAGGAAATCACCGAACAATATTGCCTCCAGCAACTGACATCAATGCTCAAGTTGCCGTAGTAAACGCACAAATGGCAACAGAAAATTACTCAGCAATTTCTGCTTCTGATGTTACCAAGTTAACTGCTATTTGTAATGCGGCATGGACAGAGGCAGTTATATCCGCTTACCAACAATCGTTGGAGGCTAGAGCATGACAATGATTCTGGATGGTACAGGTGGCGTTACATTCCCTGCGGGGGGTGTAGGTAATCCTGCTAGTGCTGTGGTGGGTTTAACTGATACTCAGACGCTTACTAATAAGACCCTGACTAGCCCAACA